GGGGTGACGCTGGAGTCGATGCGCAGGGTTGCCCTCAGTTTGTCCAGGTCGATGCCTGGCCAGAAAGGGTCGCTGTTGATCAGGCCGGCGGCCGCAGGGGCACCGGGAATAAATCCGCTCATGATCGCTGCTCTGGAGTAGGTCGGCGGTGGTCGGGGCTTCACAGCTGAGCCAATGGCCGCTGATCCGCCCCGAGCCGCCGGGGTGCGCGGGGACGCTCGGTTAGCCGACTTTGTCGGCGAGTTTCTTCTGCAGGCGTTCGGCCGCCTCCAGTTCTTTTTTGGCACCGCACTTGTCGTACAGCTCAATAGCGCGGTTGAGCAGCTCGATCCCGGCCCCCACCTGGCCAGGCTGCCCCGGATTTTCCTCGTCCAGACCGAACAAGGTGGCCCTGCCCAGAGCGCGCATCAGCTTGGATCGCACCTGGTCGTGCATGTCTTCGTCGCTGGTGAGTGTGGCAGTGCGAGTGAGGACTTCGATTGGGAAGGCATTTCCAGCATTCAGGGCCTTGGATGCGCCCTCGGCCACTTCCTCGGCAACCGCGCAAGCGGTTTTTCGATTGAAGCGATCGGGCATCTTGAGACCGTGCTGAAGCACGTACTCAGCGATATCAAGGCCCGTCTTCCATGCGCTGGCGTCGAAAGCCCATACCATCACGGTAACCAGGACATCGTCCTGTGCACCGCGGCCGGAGCTGAGTACACCCTCGATGTATGGCTCGTAGGTGGGCAGCAGGGCCACTTTGAGCTGAGCCTTGGCTTCCAGTGACTGGATGTTCGACAGCCTCAGCATGTCCTGCTGCAGCTGCGCAAGCTGGATTTCGTAGCCGTTCAGTCCCTGCATAAGTGCGGCAGGTGCAGTGGCCGCGGCCTCCAAGGCCGCGGTTGCGTTGATGAAGTGGCGTTTAGCTGGGCTCAGGGCCATGGCATCAGACCTCCAGCTCGATGTTTTCGACCAGGCAGCCGAGGCCGTAGTCTTCGATGACGTAGCTGTCATTGCTCGACTCGAAGTTCTCGACGCGGTTCTTGCTCGGGTTTTCCTGGGTGTACCGGCGACGGCCATTGATCTGCCAGTAAATCGCCAAGTTTTCCAGGCTGGTGACCAGAGCCGAACCGTCCGGCACATACGGTACTTCCACCGGTTGCTTACCACCCACGCGCTTCTGCGACAGGATCAGGTCAGTGGCGATCTTCTCGGACGCTGGCTGGTCCTTGTTCACCAGCGGGAAGAACTTGTCGTGCACCAGGTTGCTGCCCAGGATCACGACGATGCCCGGGTCTTTGCGGTGCCAAGGGTCAATCAGGTTGGCGATCACATCGTAGAAGAGGGCGTCGAGGTTGTTGTAGTCAGCGTTCGCGCCCGAGCCGATCACAACCTTGCCATCCACCTTGCCGCCTTTGAGTACGCGGGCCGGCGCATTGAGTCGATACTGCTCCAACCAGCCAATGTTTACGTCTTGCAGGAGCGGGTTGGTAATGCGGTTGGTGGTTGCGGCGACCGAGGTACCGTTGAAACCGATCATGATTCGGTCCAGGGCCTGGCGGCGCAGGATGGCATCGCGCAGCAGGGTCTGGAATTCCTTATGGCGAGCCCATGCGTCGAGCTGGGCGTAACGGATTGCGGTATCGAAGTCGGTTTGGGCGCACTCGTAGCCTTGCTTGTCCAGACCGGACACATCACGAGGAATACGGACGCCGTCACCGGTGGTGTCGGTACGGCCGGCAATGGTGCTGCTAACACCAACACCGATTTTTTCGCCCTTCAGCTCGTCCACGCCGATCATGCCGATACGGGACAGGAAATCGCTGGATTCCTGCATGCGGGATTCGAGTTTCTGTTGCACAGCGGGCGCAACGGTAAAGGTTTTGGTCGGATCGCTGACGCCGTTGAGCTTGGCGATCTGTTCGAGGTAGGCCGCATATTGGGCCCGAGTATCGTTACGCATGATGTTCTCCGGTAGTCCGTGGCTGGGTCAATTCCGTGTGGGATCAGCAGTCGGTGACAGCGTTGCCGCCACCGCCGGAAACCGGCGGGCGATCCTTCTGGCTGTGGTCTTTGGTGTCGCCCAGGCGTTTGACCAGGTCGTCAAAAGCGGTGCTGAGCTTGGTGAATTTGCCTTCCAGGTCCGCGAAGGCCTTCTGCCCTTTATCCAGGGCTTCAGCCTGCTCAGCACCGTGCGTTGCGAGCTGTTCAATCAACTCGCCAAAGGCGGTGAAGTTGGCGGCGTCCTTGCCTTCCTTGTCCTTGCTCATGCCGAGAAGCTCACTGACCTTCTTGCCCAGCGAGGCAAACATGCTGGGTGTGTCGGTGAACTCCTCGAATTCGAGGGCGGTTTCCTCGGCCGCGGAGAACAAGTTGTCCTTGTCCTTTTTGCGGTTGGCCAGCGTGCCGTGTTGGGCGCTGAATGACAGCGCTTCGGTACCGAGGCTCGCCGGGGTGTCGGTTACTGCTAAGCCGACCAGGTATGCCTTGCCGCTGTCGGCAAACTTCGGCTGTACCTCGATCGAGGTGTAAACCTTCTGGCCCGCTTTGTTCAGGGCCAACAGTGCTTCGTTCGGTTCCAACTGGGCGAGCAGGGCGAGTTTCTTGACACCCGCGATCTCAACTTCTTCTGCCTTCAGTGCGACAACGTCGCCGTAGGCGCCGAACTCACCGCCCGGCCAGTAGCCCTTGATGTGTTCGCAATTGATGCGTGCACCGTAGGTATTGAGGCTGTAGGTGCTGGCCATGTCCTCAATCCAGCTGCGCTCGATGTTGCGGCCATCGGTAGTGGCGCCTTCGACGGCGATGCGGGTCCACTTGGAGCGGTATTTCTTGGCGGGGGCTTTGGTGCTGTCGGACATGCCGGGAATCCTCATGGCGGTGGCGTTGTGCCTGGCGATGGGGGCATGGTCCGCACCCTGCCGTTTAACGGCAACGCGGTGCAGTTGTAGGTGCAGGGGCTACAGGGGGCGCTGATAGGGGATCACGCGCGCGAGCGGCAGCATCGGCGCCATGAACAATATCGTCGACCTACCTACCGATCACCGCCGCCACGCCAAGCACCTGTATTGGCAGGGTTACCGTGTCTGCGAGATCGCCGAGTTGATCGGCGAAAAAGAAAAAACCCTGCATAGCTGGAAAGCCCGCGACGAATGGGACCGGGCTACTCCGCTTGAACGCATCCAGGCGGCCACAGAAGCGCGACTGGTGCAGCTGCTCCTGAAAGACCCCAAAACGGGGACCGACTTCAAAGAAATCGACTTGCTTCACCGGCAGCTTGAACGTCAAGCACGGATCGAGCGGTACAAATCGGGCGGGACCGAGACGGATCTGAACCCCGACCTGGCCAAGCGCAACGAAGGGCCGAAGAAGAAGCCCAGGCGGAATGAAATCGGTGAAGAGCAGGTCGAGAAACTGCTCGAAGCGTTCCTGGACGGTTGCTTCGACTACCAGAAAGACTGGTACCGCGCAGGTAATCAGCGGACGCGGGCGATCCTCAAGAGCCGTCAGATCGGTGCGACGTTCTATTTCGCCCGGGAAGCCCTGATCGACGCGCTAACCACCGGCCGCAATCAGATCTTCCTGTCGGCCAGCAAGGCGCAGGCCCATATTTTCAAGGCGTACATCCAGGCATTTGCCCGCGACACCATCGGTGTTGATCTGGCGGGTGATCCGATTATTCTGGCCAACGGCGCCGAGCTGCATTTCCTGGGCACCAACGCGCGCACTGCCCAGGGATACCACGGCAACTTCTACTTCGACGAATTCTTCTGGACGTTCAAGTTCAAGGAGCTGAACAAGGTCGCCTCTGGTATGGCGATGCAGAAGCAATATCGTCGAACCTACTTTTCGACCCCGAGCTCTATGGCCCATGAGGCCTACACGTTCTGGACTGGGGAGCGCTTCAACAAGGGGAAGCCTACCGCCCAGCACATCAAGCTGGATGTGGGGCACAGCGCCCTGCAGATGGGCCGTCTCTGCGAGGACCGGATCTGGCGTCAAATCGTTACGATCATGGATGCCGAAGAGCGAGGCTGCGACCTCTTCGACTTGGACGAGCTGCGCCTCGAATACGACGCCGCCGCGTTCCAGAACCTGCTGATGTGCGAATTCGTCGATGACGGGGCCAGTATTTTCCCGCTCGCAGCCCTTCAACCTTGCATGGTCGACAGCTGGACGCACTGGGATGACTACAAGCCCTTTGCGGCCCGGCCATTCGCTGATCGGCAGGTCTGGGTCGGTTATGACCCGGCGGAAACAGGGGACACGGCCGGCCTGGTCGTAGTGGCTCCGCCTCTTGTACCCGGTGGCAAATTCCGGGTCCTGGAGCGGCACCAGTTCCGCGGGATGGACTTCGCGTCACAGGCCGAGACGATCCGGAAGGTCACGGAGCGGTACTGGGTGACATACATCGGGATCGACACCACGGGCATGGGCAGCGCCGTCGCGCAGCTGGTGCGCCAGTTCTTCCCCGGGCTGCGCACGTTCACCTACAACCCCGAAGTCAAAACGCGCCTGGTCATGAAGGCCTGGGACGTCATCTCGAAAGGCCGACTCGAATTCGACGCAGGTTGGACTGACCTTGCCCAGTCCCTTATGGCGATCCGCAAGACGATTACCCCGGGCGGCCGGCAGTTCACGTACACCGCTGGCCGTAATGACAGCACGGGCCACGCCGACTTGGCTTGGGCCCTTTTCCACGCACTACACAACGAGCCGCTTGAAGGCCAGACCACCGCCAACACCGGCATCATGGAGATTTACCAATGAAGAAATCGCGCAATCCTCGGCACGCCGGCGCCGACCTGGTGCGGAAGCCACTCGAAGGTGATCTGCTGGCCAAGGGGGAGGGCGGCAATAGCGTAGCGTTTACTTTCGGTGAGCCGATACCAGTGCTGGACGGGCGCGAGATTCTTGACTACCTGGAATGCTGGTCCAATGGCCGGTGGTATGAGCCGCCTGTCAACCTCGACGGTTTGGCC